CAGCACCTCCGCCGGGGACACGATCTCGGCGATCCTGCGCTACACCATCGACGGCACCACCCCGACGACCAGCTCCACCACCCTCAACTCCGGCCGCGACAACACCACCAGCTTCACCGCCGACACCGCGACCGCCGTCGGCTACTACTACCCGACGGCGAACCTCACCCTGACCGTCATGCTCACCGTCGCCCGAGTCGGCGGTGCCGGCACGGTCCAGATGGCCGCCAACCCGTCGATCGATCTGCTCATCGAGGATCTCGGCCCGGTCGCCGCCAACTCCGGCACCAACCTGTAGGCGGAGGACACCCATGGCGACACGGTCCTGGCGGATCACCTCGATCGTCCCCGGTGTCAGCGTTTCCCTAGCGAACATGCTGATCCCGGACACCCCCGGCGAGGTCATCGACGTGGACACCCCACCGACGGCGACCCTGATCTGGGCGCAGTGGCTGACCGACCACGGCACCGTCTACGGCCTGACCACCGACGGGCGGAGCCGGTCCCAGATCACCGCGGTCCGCGCCGCCGCCGCGCGACTGGTAACCAAGGCGCAGAGCGATCAGGACTGGGCCGCCCTCGTCACGGTGATCCGCTGGATCGCCGACCCGTCGCTGCTGATACCACCGGACTGACGTGGCACGGTGGTCGTGGTCGGTCGGGCCGTGGAAGGCCGGCGTGTCGGCCCTCGCGGACCTCGCCGGCCGTGGTGGGGCGCCGGAGGCCGAACTCACCGAGGCCACCTCGCGGTCGCTGAAGCTGAAACTCCTCGACCCGCACGAGGCGAGCTTCAACACGAGCGGGTACAGCGCGGAAGCGTTGCGCCTCGAAGACCTGATCACCGACCTGTGGGTGTATCGGGACGGCACCAACCTCTTCCGCGGCCGGGTCGCGAACATCGGCGACCAACTCGACATCGCCGCGTATGACCTGACCGTCGCCTGCCGCGACTACCGCGAGGTTCTCCTGCGCCGGCTCCTGCAGGCCGACCGGACCTGGACGAGCGTCGAGCAGTCCACGATCGCGTGGAACCTCATCCAGGACACCCAGGCACTCGACGGCGGGAACCTCGGCATCGTCCAAGGGGCCTGGCCGACCACCGGGGTCGTGCGCCCGTCGGTGACGTTCACCGCCGGCGACACGGTCTGGGAGTCGATCAAGAAGCTCGGTCAGATGGCGAACGGGTTCGACTTCGATATCGACGCCGACCTGCAGGCCAACCTCTACTACCCGCAGCGCGGTTCCGACGTCGGCGCGGTCCTCGACTACGGCGGCATCGTCACCCAGATGACCCGGGCCTGGGACCCGGCCCAGTTCGCCAACGCCATCCGCCAGTCCGGCGCCGACGGAGTCACCCCCGTCATCACCTCCGTGCCCGGCCTCGCCGCAGCACCCGAGGGCCGCTGGGAGGCGCAGTACAGCGATACCCAACTCACCACCGCGGACATGGTGGCCCAGACCGCGGCGACGAACCTGGCCCGGGCGTCCATGCCGGTCCCGACCTACACCGTCACCCTGGCGCCGGACGCCTGGGGTGGCCCGTCGCATTTCTGGCTCGGCGACTACGTGACGTTCGCAGTCAAGGCCGGCCGGCTGAACGAGGTCGTCAAGGTCCGAGTCTTCGAGATCGACATCAGCCTCGACGACAACGACGTCGAGACCGTGAACGTCGTCATCGGCGACGTCGCCCTCGACGCACGTTCCGTCCTGCGTGGGATCGCACGCCGGCTCAACGTCCTCGCCAAACGCTGATCAGGGGGTGCCCGCGTGGTGCTGGCGGTGGACTACGCATCCGGCCCCATCGCCCCGGCAGCACTGCTCGCGGCCGGTGTCACCGACGTGTGCCGCTACCTGGCCCCGCTCGGGCGGGGCGACTGGAAACGCATCAAGGCGGGGGAGTACCGGGACCTGCTGGCCGCCGGGCTGCGGGTGACCCTGGTCTGGGAGTCGTACGCCACGGACTGGCTCGGCGGCGCCGCAGCGGGTCGGGAGCACGGCGTCGAGGCGGGACGGCAGGCCACGGATCTGGGCTACCCGCCCGGTGCCACCGTCTTCGGCTCCTGCGATTTCGACCTGGCGGCCGCGGACTGGCCTGCCTGCCGGGACTACGTGGCCGCGTTCGCCGCCGCCCTACACGCCGCCGGGTACCGGCCCGGTGTGTACGGGCCGTGGGATGCGCTGCAACGCTGCGCCGACGCCGACCTGGTCGAGGTGTTCTGGCAGGCCGGCATGTCCCGGGCCTGGTCGGGCGGTCGCAACGCCCGCGACCACCCGCGCGCCCACCTGATCCAGCGCGCCCCGGCCCGGATCGGCGGCACGCCGGTGGACCGGTCCGACATCATCGTCCCCGCCTGGGGGCAGGCATCAACCTCGGGGGCAGTCATGACCTACGCGCCAGCCGACCTGCTCGCGGTGCGCCAGTACGTGATGGGTCGCACCGGCCTGCCGGCCAACGCGGTAGGTGTCGCCGGCGACGACAACCACCCGGACGGCTACCACGTCGGGAACGATGCTCTGGCCGCGGTCGGGCGGCTGACCTCCGACTATTCGAAGCGGGAGTCGCCGCGGGACCGGCCGGGCACCAACGCGGCCAGCGCGCTGGACATCGGCGACTTCAACCGCGACGGGAAGACACTGCGGGGGCTGTCGCTGTTCCTGGTCGGCCGCTGCGAGGCAGGGGACCCGCGGGCAACCGACATCCGGGAGATCATCTACACGCCGGACGGGAAGACGGTGCGCCGCTGGGACCGGCTCGGCATCCGCTCGACCGGCGACAGCTCGCACCTGTACCACACCCATTTCTCGTTCTTCCGGGACAGCGAAGGGCGCCGCAACGCCGGCTACCTGGCGCTGCTTGAGGAGTACTTCGAGGGCGCACCCTCAGCCGTCACGACAGGAGGCACCGACGTGCAGATGCTCATCAAGGCCAGCGACAGCCCGCAGGTATGGCTGGTCGACGGGCAGACCCGCCGGCCGATCCCGGCCGCCTGGGTGGCCGCCGTCGGCAACAGTCAGACCCATCAGGCCGGCCTGCTCGGCCTGCTCGGCAACGGCGGCAACGTGTTCGTCACCGGCCCGACAGCGGACCTGGACGTGTGGGGGATCGACCTCGAAGCGGAGATCGCCGACCGGATCCAGGCGTACGCGGCGGCCGACGCCGTCCGGGACGCCGCCCTCGCCGCGGCCGTGGCCGACCTGGACAACGACATCGCCTCGCTCCGCGCGGTCGTGGATGCCGGCGGCGGGGATGTCGACTCGGCGGCGATCCTGGCCCGCCTCGACGCGTTGCAGGCCAAGCTCGCCGCCGCAGCGCAGGCCGGCGCGGACATCCTCGCCACCTGACCGGGCCTCACGCCACGCACAACACCCCGGCCACCTAGACCCCGTGGCAGGGCATCACGACCCGCTCAACGGTGGGTACCGCAAGCGGGGATAGGAGCGGCGGTGCGTGAAGGCAGAGCGCGTATTGACCCTGGCCAGGGACGCGGTGTCCACCCTTACCGGGGCGGGTGGGATCGCTTGGCAGCTATGGACCGGCAAGGTCGATCCAACCGCGATGCTGGTGTGCGCCGCACTCCTGGGCATCCCGGGGGCCCTGTCGCTGCTGTCGCTGCGGCCGACCGGCACTGGCGGATCGGATACGCCCGCATCGTCGTCCCCGTCTCCGCTGCCCTCACCACCGGAGCCGTCATCGTCGCCATCGTCGCCGAGTACGTGAGGCGCTGAGATGGCGGACCTCCGCAAGAACCCGACCGCCAGGGGTGAGCCCAGGCACGGCAACGGGCGGCTGTCGATGCCGCGTTGGTACCTGCTCCTGGCGATCGTCGTGTCGATGCTTGCGCTGTCCCTGGCCGGGGTGGTGTACACCAACTGGTCGATCAGCCAGCAGGACAAGGCCGAACGGGCCAACGACCAGCGCTGGTGCAAGCTGCTGACCACCCTGGACGAGGCGTACCGGGCCACCCCGCCGCAGTCCCCGACCGGGCAGCGGGTGGCGGCGGACATCCACAACCTGCGGGCCGAACTCGGCTGCGGCTGATAGAGGGTAGTGGCGATGGTCGACAGCACGCCCACCCCCGACCCAACCATCCTGACCACGGAAGCCCTGGCCCGGGCGGTGCAGGCGGAACGTGACTACGTCGACGGACAGCTGGACGTGCTTCGCGAACGGCTACGGGCCATCGACGTGGCGACCCGGCTGCTGAACGAGACGGTCAACCGGGTGCCGACCGACGTCACCAAGGAGGTGACGCACCTGCGGGAGCTGATGGACGAGCGGCTCATCTCGGTTGGCGTCCAGTTCAAGGAAAGGGACACCCGGCAAGAGCGGGAATCCCGCGACAACAAGGTGGCCGTCGATGCGGCGTTCGCGGCGCAGAAGGAAGCCGCAGCCAAGCAGGACGAGGGCAACGCGAAGGCGATCAACAAGTCGGAGATGGCGACAGCGGAGACAATCAACAAGCTATCCGAGTTGTTCCGGACGTCGGCCGGTGCGCTGTCCGACAAGATCGACGATCTCAAGGCGCGGGTCGGGGCGATCGAAAACCTGAAGCAGGGTGGCCGGGACACCATCGGCAGCATCTACGCCCTCGCCGCGTTCCTGGTGTGCGTGGTGCTCATCGTCGGCGCCGTCATCGCCTTCAAGCGGTAGCCGTGTGGTCGTCAAGATGCTGATCTCCGACGAGTCCGGCCCACCCATCTGCGACCGACCCGGCTGCGACCAGCCCTGGCCCGGACCACCCGGCCAGCAGCTGCCCGGCGGCTACCGCATCACCACCCGCACCACGGACGGCCGGCCGATCATCCAACTCTACTGTTCCGAGGCATGCGGCCTGCTCGATGACGATCGTGGGCTCGACGGACTCGGACTCACCTGAGGAGAAACCCATGCTCGCCGTCGTCGCGCTGATCTGCTTCGTACTCTCGCTGTTCCACGCCCACCTCGGCGGGATCGACTTCACCGTGCTGGGCCTGGCGTTCGTGGCCGCGCATCTCGCGTTCGCCGGGTTCACCGCGTGGGGACCGTGGCGCGGACGTCAGAATCCGTGACCCCAAGTTCTCGACGAGGAGTAATCGGCATGGAGCCGTCTGTTGGTCGGATCGTCCACTACGTCAGCGACGGAACCCCGGGCGGCGAGTACACCTCGCAGTGCCGCGCGGCAGTGATCACCGCCGTACATGACGGCGACCCGGTGCCCGAGAACGGCGTGCCATATGTGGATCTCTTTGTGATGAACCCGACCGGCGTCTTCCTGAACCAGCAGTGCCGCTATGAGCACGAGGACAACGGACCCGACGAAGGCAAGCCTCGCGGCGGTACATGGCACTGGCCCGAGCGGGTCTAACGTGCGGTGCCCGAACGAACCGCCGTGCGGCCACGTCCTGCACGACATATACGAACCCGGTGATCCATACCCGACCTGCTGCATCGAGGGGTGCCGCTGCGGTCACCCGGGCGAGGCCGTCATCCGGAAGAACCACGAGACCGGCGAAGTCACCGTGGTCAGCGCAGACCCGGTCCTGCGGGTGTCCCGCGAACTTCTGGAGCAGGCCGAGCCGTGGGCTTGGAACGGCGAGACGCTGACCCTTGATACGGCCCGGACCTTCCGGTACCGGGAGTTGCGGCCGGATCCACGCGATCCTCGGATACTGATCTTCGGGCGGATCTGATGTCCGGCTGGACGATCGGCTGGCTGCTGTGGATCGCCTGGTTCGTGGTTGAGGAAGGCGTGGCACTGGCCAGCAAGAAACCCGGTTCGAGCCTGTCGGAGCACGTGTGGGCCTGGTTCAACGTCTACGACAAGCGGCCCACACCGCTCGTCATCGTGGGGCGTACCGCCCTCGCCATCGGCGGGATCTGGCTCGCCGGCCACTTCGCGATGGGCTGGTGGACACCTACCCATCCCTGGCCCGGCTCCTGAAGGAGATCAACATGAACAGCACCACCAACTCCGGCGTGATGACCGGCACCGCCACCGAGCCGCTGCTGTCCCGGGCGAGCATCGTCACCGTCGCCACCGCCCTCCTCGGCGTCCTCGTCGCCTGGGGACTACCGCTGGACAACACCCAGCAGACCGCGGTCCTCTACGCCATCGGGCTGGTCGCCCCGCTGGTGCTGGCCTGGTGGGCGCGTCGGCACGTCAACTCCCCAGCCTCGACAGCGAAGGCACTCGGCCGGCCGCCCGCCGCGTAGCGGCGCCTCCGAAATCTTCCACCGTTCACCCCGCACAGCGGCCCGCTCGCGCCTTCCTCCGGGGCGCGGGCGGGCCGCTTCAGCATGTCGGTGGAACAGATCAGCGACGAGGTGTACCGTCAGCCCTGCTCGACCGGTGCGAAGCCTTCGGTTACTTCTTCAAGCGAAAACACCGCTGGCGTCCCCGATCTCGGTCGGGCCCACAACTTGATATGCACCTCCCCGGTGCGCAGTGTGACGGCTACTTCTTTCACAGGAATCCGGTTCGAATCCGGGCAGCCGACCCCCGCGAGGGGTTTCCTCGGCTCGCCAGCCGCAATTGGCGTGCGGTATCGCCGGCACACGACTTGATCTCGGGGAGTACAACTTCAGAGGCAGTGCCCGGTGCGCAGGTAGCGGATACTTCACTTTGGGAGTGCGAGGTCGCAGGGTGCGAATCCCTGCCCACCCGATCAACGACGGGTGGTAGCTCAGTAGTAGAGCGCGTAACGGTTCCCGCCACCGTCTTGATCTCGGGCACTTCTTCTGCAACGCGGCTCCCTTCCTTCCGGATGGGAGCCGTTTCGCATGGCGAAGTTCAACGTCACCGATACCCGCGCAGCTCGCGGCGCCGGCCCGATCGTGGCCGAGCGCACGCCGTCGACCGTGACCCACGAGGGCGGACCCGGGTACGTCCGCGACGCCAAGTCGGAGCTGTTCCTGCTCGCGGTGAGCAACTTCGTCGGCGAGAACACCTTCTACGAGAGCGCCGACCAGCGGGACAACCGGTACGCCACCCTCGTGCGCCAGGTCGCGGTGGCGGATCCGGACTGGACGCGCCGGTTCCTCGGCTGGCTCCGCGGCGACGGCAACATGCGCTCGGCGTCCCTGGTCGGCGCGCTCGAAGCCGCGCAGGCCATGCTCGCGGCGAAGATCCCGGGCGCCCGCCCGATCGTGGCCAGCGTGCTCCAGCGCGCCGACGAGCCGGGCGAGGCCCTGGCCTACTGGACCTCCCGCTATGGCCGGGCGATCCCGAAGCCGGTCAAGCGGGGCGTGGCCGACGCGGTCCAGCGCCTCTACACCGAGTACGCGCTGCTCAAGTACGACACGGCCAGCAAGGGCTACCGGTTCGGCGACGTCTTGGACCTGGTCCACCCGGAGCCGGCAGCACCGTGGCAGGGCGCCCTGTTCAAGCACGCCATCGACCGCCGGCACGGCCGCGACAACGAGATCCCCGAGGCGCTCGCGATGGTGCGCCGCAACGCGTGGCTGCGCAGCGACGGGGGGGACGACGACTGGCTGAACCCGGAGACGCTGCGGTCCGCGGGGATGACCTGGGAGGACGTGATGTCGGCCTGCGGCGGCAACATGACCAAGCGGCTGCTGTGGGAGGCGCTCATCCCGTCGATGGGGTACATGGCGCTGCTGCGGAACCTGCGTAACTTCGACGAGGCCGACGTCCCGGACAGTGTTGCCGAGCAGGTGGCGACGCGGCTCGCCGACCCGGCGCAGGTCGCGAAGTCGCGACAGTTCCCTTTCCGGTTCCTCTCGGCCTACGAGGCAGCCCCGTCGCTGCGGTGGGGCCACGCCCTCGACAAGGCGCTCCAGGCATCCCTTGCCAACCTGCCGGCGTTCCCGGGCCGCACCCTGGTCCTCGTCGACACCTCGGGCTCGATGACCAGCCTCGGCTACTCGGCGCGCTCGAAGGTCACCCCGCTCAAGGCCGCCGCCGTGTTCGGGGTGGCGCTCGCCGCCCGCGGCGAGCAGGTCGACCTGGTGGGGTTCGCAGACGGCGCCCGCCCGTTCCGGCACTCGATCGCCCGGGGTGACTCGGTGATCCGGGAGGTCGACAAGTTCGTCGGGCGCTCCGGCGAGGATGGCCACGGCACCAACATCGCCGGGTCGCTGCGCCGCACCTTCGCCGGGCATGACCGGGTGGTTCTGATCTCGGACATGCAAACCATGGACTCCGGCACCACGTCCGCGATCCCGCGGACCACCCCGCTGTACGGCTTCAACCTGGGCGGGTACCGGCCGGCCGCGTTCGACGCCGGCTCCACCAACCGGATCGAGTTCGGCGGGCTCACCGACGCCACGTTCCGGATGATTCCGCTGATCGAGGCCGGTCGTAACGCCGACTGGCCGTTCTGATCAAGCAAACCGAAGCGGCCCGGCCCATTCGTGGGCCGGGCCGCTTCTTGCTTGTCCAGGATCATGCCTCGTAGGTGTCCTCGTCGACGACCTCCGCTTCGGCATAGATCGGCGCGCGGTCCATCTCCGCCAGCCGCTCGACGATCCGGGCGCGCCGGATCGTCATCGAGGCCATCTCCGTCTCGTAGAACCGGCGGAGCCGCTCGCCTGCGGCACGGTCACCGTCGCTGTAAAAAGTCGCTCTCAAGACACGGGATCTCGTAGTCGGGGATGTACATCGTTCTGTTCCTTTCTGGCTCAATATCCTTCGGGGCCTACTTCTCGCTGTCCAGGGAGTGGAAGGGGCGGATGTTAACGCTCACAAGGCCATGTTCTTGGCGCCGGTTTTCATAGGGGGCCAAGGGGCCGGTTCCCCGGCCCCTTGGCGGCGGTGGCTACTTGAACCAGAGGACCTCGGGTCCGCGCTCGGGGTTGTGGTACTTGATCCGGCCCTTCAGGATTTCGCCGGTCTCGCCGTCGAAGATGTCCCAGTAGTCGATCCCGGTGCCGCTGATGACCACGCGCCGGACGTCGTAGCACTTGTCCTGGTAGTAGCGGACGATCCCGAGGGCTTCTTCGCGGGCGGTCCTGGTCTCGGTCATCTCTCTGTCCTCCCTGGTGGCTCCCTGTTGTGATTTAAGTATGACACGCTAGCGTGTCTAGGTATAGGGTTCTGGCCAAGATTCTTTGACGCGCCAGCGTGGCGTACATCACCTTTACAACGACGCGCCAGCGTGACAAAGTATGGGTATGGTGGAGAAGAGCGCGACGATCGAGATCAAGGTGAACGGCGAACCGGCACTGACCGTCAACATGATCGGCCGCCGGATCGGGCTGCCCCCGGCCTCGACCCGCAAAGCGTTGGCCCGCCTGCGCGAGGCCGGCACTCTGGAGCCTGTCGCGCACCTGGACGAGCGGACGCCGCTGTACGGCGAGGTGGCCTTCGACGAGGCGTGGGCGGCCCGGCGGGGTCGCGGCGTCGGCGGGGGCCGACCCCGGAAGGTCGAAAGCGACGCTTAGGAAGATCTCCGAACAAACCTACTAACGGGCCCCCGCGCCGGGTCCTACCGGTTACAGGGATGGCTGTCCCCACCACCGACCAAGATCCGGGTCAAGAGCGCGGCGAGAAGGAGCAGGGCGACCGCCCCACCGAGGATGACGGCCACGTGCCCGGCCGCCCACACGAGCAACTCGACGACACCCCAGGCCACCGCGCCGGCAGCTCCGAGCCCAGCCCCGACAGAGACCCCGACAGCCACCAGACGTCGTGTCGGAACCTGTCGTGGTCCTGTCGTGGTTGGTTGCGCCGGGCGACGAACCACGACATCCCGCAGAACCACCCGGACCACGTCGCCGCGACGCTCGGCGGACACCAGCTGCCCCCGCTCCTCGGCGAGCCGTAGGGCTGTGCGGGTGGCCTCGGTGACCGGCCAGACGCGGACGACGAGTTCGTTCACCGCGACCGCCCGATCCAGTACAGGACGGTGAGCAGCGCGACCACGCCGAGGATCGGGGCCAGGGCGGCACCGACGAGGGCGCCCAGCTCGCGCCAGAACGTGCGGCGGGCGCCGTGGTGCGCCTTGCGCAGGCCCACCCAGTCGGAGCGGGCCCGGACGGTGCGCTGGTAGCTGGCGCCGAGGCTGCCGATGAGGAGGGCGCCGACGAGTACGCCGATGGCGAAGGTGTTCACCGGTCGGCCGCCGCCCGGATCCGGGCGAAGTGGTTCCATGCCCGCCGCCCCCACCGCAGCCGGCGGCCGCTCCGCCGGCACCAACGGCACGGCTTGCCGACCGGGCGGCGCAGGATCGCGGACTTGCCCATACGGAGCCCAGTACCGCGGCAGCGACGGCACCGGGCGAACGGCAGGGAGTGACAGGCGGCGATGTACAGCAGTGCTGAACCGACCGCGGCCATAGCGATGTACGTCACTGGGTCCCTCCCGTGATCGGTAGCGCGGTCGGCGCTACCGGTAGTGCGGGTGCTACCGGCCGCGCTACCGTGTTTGTGCAGGTCACAGCGTCGGGTAGCGCGGAGCGCCGGATCGGCCCAGCGGGCCGGATCGGGCGGTTCAGGGGGTTCGCGGGCCGGTTCACGCGCTACCGGGCCCCGGTCAGCGACCGCTTCTGGATCGCCGCTTCGAGAGCCGTCAGGTCGAAGCCCTGCCCGGTTCCGGACTCGAAGTGCTTGCGGTCCTTGACGCTCTTCGCGGCGACGCCAAGCCCCCGCACCTGGGCGGAGATGGCGTCCGTAGTGAGGTCCGAGTAGTGCTCCGGCATCTGCTCGCGCAGCCGCTCCGCGAGTTCCGGCCAGGAGATCCGGGCCTCCCCGGCGTAGAACACCGACCGCACGTCGTGCAGCACGTCGCGGACGTCGCGGGCCATGTCCTCCCCGGCCGCCATGCCGGTGAGCAGGCCGAGCCGTTCGCGGTGCCGGCGGGCGGCGAGCAGGATCTTCTCGGCGTCCTGCCCGTCCGCGAGGAACGTGCGCACGGTGGCGTTGCCGACGGGGGAGTCGTACAGGATGCCGATGCCGCGGTAGTCGTAGCCGCCGTCGCTGCCGTCGCCGTTGGGTAGCGCCGACGAGTCGTACCCCTCCGAGTAGGCGCCCGCGCCCAGTACGAGGTCGCTGACCTGCCACGATCCGGTCTTCAGTGCGAAGCGGGTCAGGTGGTTGTCGCGGAAGTCGGTGAACCGCTTCGCGACCTTGCCGGTGGAGCCGATCCCTGAGGGCCGTTGGGTGGAGTCGATCGGGATGATCCCCACCGAGGGGCCCACCTTGACGATGAAGACCAGCAGGTCAGCGACGACCAGGTCCCGCTCGTCGTCGCCGCTGTTGAGGAACTCCTGGAACTCGTCGAGGATCACCACCCACACCGGCATGCCGAAGCGGGGATCCCGGGCGATGTCGCGGGTCAGCTTCCCTTCGGGGCAGATCGACGTCGGCAACTCGGACAGCTTCACGTTGCGGCGTAGGACGTCCTGCTTGATCTGCTGCAACGTCCACACCAGCGTCTCCAGCGGGTCACCCTGGATCCTGTCCGGCAGCAGGCCGAACCCGAACGACCAGGCCACCAGGGCGAACTTTCGCCAGTCGGGGGACCCCTTCCCGTCGAACACCGACAGCCGTACGTGCGGGTCGAGGGCGGCGAACAGCGCGAGCGAGCGGGCGGTGAACGTCTTGCCCTTACGCGGCTGCGCCCCGACCAGCACCGAGTGGAACAGCAGCGGCAGGTTGACCCGCCTGCCACGTTCGTCCAGCCCGAGCGGCGCCGCGGTCCAGATGTCGCGGACCTTGCAGTCCAGCAGCGGGGACCGGCCGGCCGGTATCGAGAGCGGGTCGACGTCGGATACGTACAGATGGTGCGACCGGTTGGACAGCTTGTCCCTGGTCAGGTAGACCTGCGACAACGCGACGTCGAGCCCGGAGGCGATCTTCTCGCGGGCGTTCATCGCCTCGGTGAAGGTCCGACCGTGCGCGAGCGCGACCAGCGCCTGGGAGCCCTGGCCGGTGGCGTCACGGGCCATCGTGGACAGGAACTCCACCTTCTGACCCGGCTTGTCAGGATGTCCCAGCCCTGCAGCGTGGTAGGCGCGCAGCACGATGTCGGAGTTGAGTTTGCGGAACCGTGTCGCGACCACCGCCGAGCCGATGACCCGCCGCCCCGGCCGGCCGGTACGCGCGAGCACCGGCACCGCCATCACCACGATCAGCACCGCCACCCAGC